CCTCGGCCTGTTGCCGCAGCTTGTTCGTGTCCTGGTTCATCGGCAAGCGGGACATGGTCTTGTCCTGCCGCTCCAGGGCTGCGTTGACCTTGCCGACACCTGCCGCGAGCGCTGCCTGGGCGGCGGCGGCTTTATCCGTGTCGATGCCGTACTTCGTCATTTCCGCAGAGGTGCGGGCCAGGGTCTCCCGGCGGCGGTTCTCCTGGTTCGTCGCAGACACGACGGCGCGCTCGGCCGACCGCAGGGACGCCTCTTGCCGTTTAGTGACTTTCTCCTGGGAGGCCAGGGTCGATTTCAGCTCCTCGTACCGCTTAGTCGCCTCGGATACTTTCGTGCTCTGCTCAGCCAGGGCCTGGGTCTGGCGCTCGAAAAGTTTAACCAGGGCGTCGAGCCGTAACATCGACCGGCCGGCGTCCTCAAGGCGGCCATAGACGCCCTCCAGGTCTTTCATTTTGCCGGCGCCAATCTCTGCTGCCTTGGCTTGCTCTTTCTGCAGCTTGATCAGGTTCTCGGTAGTCTTCGTCAGCTCCTTTAACGGCTTCTGCGAATAGTCCCGAGCGCGGATCCGCAGCTCAACGTCTTTCTGGTTATTACTCATCGGTCAGCCCCTTGATGAATTTCTGTAGCTCTTTGCCGCCCTCTTTCCCGCCCAGCACGGTGTTTACTACCAGCTGGAAAGCCACCGTAGAGTTGGCCAGGGCGCTATTCTCACGGCGTCGGACGAGGTCTATCTCCCGCCAGATGGTGCCGATGGAGTAATGCCTGGCTTCCGGGTGCCCTTGAGCAAGGAGCGCCGAAACCGCCGCCCGCAAGTCGTCGTAGAAAAGCAGCGCCCGCTCCTCTCCTGTCAGGCCATCCCATCTTCCGGGTTTACCTGGCCGCTCTCGGCCTTGATCATGTCTTTGAGCGCGGCCACTGTCTTTTTTACCCCGCCCACCTCATCGAAGGTCAGCCGGGCAATCGTCGTGATCGCCTCGATCTGGACCATCATCGGTAGTTTAGCGGCACTGTCCACCCACGACGGGTCGCCGGCTGAGCGGCAGATGAGGTTTGCAACCAGACCCGGCGCCTGAGTTACCAGCGCACTGGACGCCTGGAGCATGCCCTTCTCGGTCATGTTCAAGCCGCCATTCGTGTCCAGCAGCGTTGCGAGGTTGCTCAGGTCCGGTAGGTGGGTTTTGAACACCTCCGTCACGTCCAGCAGGTTCAGGCCGCGTAGCTCCAGGGCTACGTTGCCGCTTTGGCCACGGATATTGATTGTCTCGGTGAACGGGATGTATTCGGGTAATTTCGCCATGATGGATCTCCTGTTAGTCCACGGCCACTCTACCAGATTCAGTCAGGGCGGATGAACGAAAAAAGCGCCCGGAGGCGCTTAGGTATTAGGCGAGGTGCGAACCGGGCGGCGGTGGAGTCCGCATGGCGACGGCCCTCCGCTCGGCCCGCCCCTCTTATCAGGAGAAGGTGATGGACGGGGTTGCGGCGGATACCGGGCCCGATGCACCTTGCACGGTTGCGGTCACAACGGTAGCGCCGGCGGAGGCCAGGTCCACGGTTGCAGTGGCCACGCCGTTCGGACCGGTGTTGGCGCTGGTGGGCGTCAAGATCCCGGCGTTGGTCGCGGTAAAGGTCACTTGCGCGCCGCTCACCACAACGTTGTTGCCATCGCGGACGGTGGCGGTAACGGTGATCGGGGTGCCGCTCGGGCCGGACACGCTTGCCGGCACCAGGTTGATGGTGCGGAGGGCGGACGGATCCACTGCCGCTGCGTCGTTGCGGGAGCGCACATCCACATAGCATGCCTTGCGCCCGACTGACGTCAGCACGTCGAAGGTGAACCCTATCGCTTGCCATTCGTCGCCCTTGAGCGTGTAGTCGCCATCCGGGGTCAGTGCCACTTTCGGCCAGTAGTAATCTTGTTGCTCGCCGACCGGGTTGTCGGAGATGTAGCGCAGCGCGCCATACAGCATATCGTTTTTGCTGATCACTACCTTGCGGGTGGACGCCGACACGTCGGTCTCTACCAGTAGCTTAATGTCGCCGGTCAGTGACGCGGTAGGCTCGATGTAGAGGCGGCCGAGAGCCAGATCTACCTCGTAGTTACCGGGCATCGCGACCTCAGTGACTCCCGCCTGGCCGTCCAGGGGCTGGTCCAGGTCAACGGTCGCCGAGCTGGCCGCCTGGTACAGCTTGAAGTTGTCCAGGTGACGCAAGCCGGTCGGTGTAGCATCGCTGTTGCCGATCTGGAATTGGCGGCCACGGGCCCAGCTGGTGATCGCTTCACGGTAGCCGGTCATGCCCAGGGTTGCCAGGGTGTTCAGCTCGCCCATGAAGTACAGGGTCAGGTTCTCCGGGCTGATCACGTCGGTAGTGAATGACCCGGACCGGCTGGTCTCCAGCAACACGGTCAGGTCTTTCTCGCGCATGCCACTATCTGCGAAGAAGTGATCCAGCTTCTCGCTGGCGACCGATAAGGTGGCTTCCGGGGTGTTACCGAAATACCGCTCACCGGTGCCGGAGTTGGTGCCGGCTTTGAACAGGTCGAAGAACCAGCGGCCGCGGCCGAGGGTATACTGACCTGTGTTATTTTCGTTCATCATCTCTGATTACCTCCAGGTTGTGAGATATCGCTTGCCAGTGTAAAGGCTACTGGCAGGTAAAAATATGCCCGGTCAGTATGCTGGTCCTCGGCGGCACGTACCGTCGGCTGGCTCAGCTCCATCGCTGCAATCTTCTTACCGAGCAAATAGATACCGGGGAAATTCGGTCTGCCACCTGCTCCGGTTGACACTATACCAGATAAACATCTCTCCACATCTGCCGCAAGCTCATATGCCGGGTCAGTAGGGTGCTCGAAATTATTGTCCTCCGCCGAGACCCAGCCCTGGATGAGCAGTACCCATCGGTCTTTCCGAAAGGTGGATAGGTCGTCGGCGAAGTTGCCTGGGTTGATGGTCTTCGGCTCCAGGATACTGATCGCGGCGCGGCGGTCCTCATCCCCGCCGGTGCTGATCGACGTCCGGCCACGGTACACCCGATTTCGCAGGTCGTTATCGTAGCCGTTGTCCGGGAATATGGCATCCAGAACCTGACATAGATGGGTCAGGATCTCAAGGCGCTTCGATTTAGCCATTCGTCAGCCTCGCAAATTGTCGGAAAAACTCGCCAGCGACCATGTCGCCGATAGGGCCGGTCACATCGCCCGCCACTTCGGAGAATACCTGGTCAACGGATGGGCCGTACAACAGGGCGACCTGGTCCTTTATCAACCAGGAGCGGTGCAGCGTGTTTTTGCTGATCTTCTCCCCTGGATTGATCCGTATGGCCAGGCCGATGTTGTAATTGTCCTCGTCCAGGGATGCCCCTTTCTTGAGCCGCACCAGCCAGGCCTGGCGGATGTACGTCGTCCGGCCCTTGGACACTCGTACCGATACCCCGCCGCGCTGATTGACGCCAGTTGCTGACGAGAAGCGGGCCAAGCTGGTGGCCCTCTTGCGTCCGGTGATGACTGCTTCCAGGTTGGCGTTAGTCGCGCGCTTGGTGACGCCGATCCGGTCGCCCGTCAGATACCCGCTCGGGAATGCGATCTGGTCGGTCATCTCCTTCCTGATCATCGCCATGCCGCCCCGGGTGGCCACGTCATTGATCGCCATCCGCATCGCCGGCACGGCCGCATCTGACGCGGTCCTGAAATAGTCGGCCAGGTCGTCGAGGTCCGACGTTGCTACGGTGATCATATGCGGTTAAGCCTCCAGTAGACGTTCAGGGGGCCGTCTGACAGGTCCCGGTCAAGCAGCCTATACGTTACCCCATCCGCTTGGACGTAAATCGTGTCACCGGCTTTCAGCGTGACCCCTAGCGTATTCAGCATGTCCTGGTCGAACACGGCCCGGTCTTCCGTCACCAGCAGCTCGGTAAAACCGTTGGGGCCCATCCCACCTTCCACGCGCCTCCGGTTGTGTAACCGAACTGGCAGCGGGTCAGCGAGAGGGGCCCCAAGGTGCGGAGTGTAAACCGCTTCAACCGACATGCCCTTGTGCATCGCCTTGCGGGCGGCGCGCTTTATATCAGACAGTCGGGACATGCTTAGATCTCGTCGTTGTCGCCCTTTGCGTTACCTTCACCATCGGCGGCGTGGGTGGCGGGCTCGTCGGCCGCGTTTGCGGTCTGGGCGCCCGGGCCTTTCTTCTTGGCTGGGGCTTTCTGTTTAGTTGTGGTTGCCGGGCCGTCATCGGTGCCCAAATCTTGAGGCAGCACCGCGGGGGCTTTCTTGGCGAGGCGGAGCTGGTACAACTCCACTTCGTCATCGCTCGGGTATTCGAGCAGGTCAGGGTTCATTTGGTTCAGCTTCGCCACTTCATCCGGGGTGAATTGCTCCACGGTGTTAGGTGCAAAGGTGATGCGCTTACCCTGACGTTCAAACGTCAGGCTGCATAGCAGTTTGCGCAGGATCATTTTTTCGGCCATGTGATTCTCCAGAGTATGGGGTAAGAAGGGGGCCCGCGCTAGGCGGGCCTCACTGGGTTGGGGTTAGGTCAAGATCAGGAAACTGGCGTTGGCATCTGCCGGCACCATGAGCGGGGCGCCCTGACTCATCAGGTACTCCACCGCCGGGTCCTTCTCACGCCAGTTGGACGGATACATGTCCATCGGCTGGTAGCCAGCGTCGGGGTCCATGATCGCACCGAAACAGCGGAAACCGTTCAAGCCTTCGGACCAGCCGAACACACCGTTCTGCGGCATGAGGTACTGACCAAGCAGGGCCTCATCGGTGTATTTCTGGGTGTTGATGTAGAACTCCAGACGCCCGCCGCCTTGGGAGCCGCGGATGGAGCCGACATATTCCAGCCCCTCGAAACCGTCATACAGACGAGTGACATCCGAGGTGCCGCCGCCGGTATTCTTGTCCCACAGCTTCTCAAGGATCGCGGCTTCCTTCGCAATGAACTTGTCCCATGCGTCCTGGCCGAAAATGATCCGAGTGATAGTCACGCCGTTCAAAGACAGGTCTTTGGCCTTGCGGCGCATGGCGTAAATGTCATTCAACGGGGTAGCGGTCAGTGCGTCCCAATCGTTTGTACTGGTCAGGGTGGCGTCACGGCCAAAGTCCACGCGCTGGGTGGGGTATGCCTCGCCCGACACATCGACGTAGCCGTAAATCGCGGCCTTCGCGGCCATCCACTCCCAGCGGTTTTCATGCAGGGTGCGGTGAACCTGGAGCAGGTGGGTGATGATCGCACCACGGCGCTGGCCCAAGGTTTTAGTACCGGTGCCGGGACGCTCGCCAGCCTGTACCGGGATGATCAAGGTCGGATCCACGACGTGCTTAGGCTTCACGTAGGCGGGTTTGAAACCTACCTTGCGGAAACCTTGCTCGCGCATGATCTTGCCCTGGTTGTTCGGTGCTACGAACGGCGCCAGGCGCTTGTAGTTGATAGACACTTTCTCGAACGAGATGATGTCAGTCTCGAAATTTATCCGGTTGGGGTACAGCCCCAGCCAGAATGCTTTGATACCCTCGACCTTTTGCTGGGTCGCGACGAGGGTTTCCGTCGGGTAAAGTCCTGCCATTTTCGCTGGTCCCTTAGTAGGTTACTTGGCCGATGTCCACTTCGCATGTGAGCGAGGCAGCACGTCGTTTTTCAAAGGTGTCCAGGCTGGCATGCCAGACCAGAACATCGTGGTTCAGGAACGCGGAAGTGTAGATCCCCACGCTGCTGTTCGCCGGGGCGGCCAAGGTAGTCACGCCGACCATCACATTGGTGGTATCAGAGGCGGTCGGATCATGCGGTACCAGTTTGTTGGTGGCGTCCAGGGCAATGACCTGGTACTGGACTAAGTCCACGGCGCCTACCGGGTACGGCTGGGTGACGATCTGCTTCTCGCCCGCGAACAGGTAGGTCGGATCGAAGTAACCGAGATCCACGTTGCCGGCAAGGCTGGGATACGGGTAGTGGTTTTGACGGCTCATAGCTTATGCCCCTTTCTTGTTGAGGTCTTTGCCGGTCATCGCCAGGTAGCTGGCACACAGATCCGGCAGTGCATCGGCGTCGGCATCCGCAGCGTCCGCAGCGGCCAGGTCGGCGCCTACTTCCGGGTGCGTTCCGTTATTCATCGCGTCGGCGAATGGGGTACGGTCTGCATCGACGGCAGGCGCCGCAGCGGCCGGGGCAGTGACGGGCGAGACCGCCAGGATCGCAATGGCAGCGTCGGCGTCCATGTTTGTGTTGTACGCCAGGTGCTCGGCTAGGCCTGATCTCCCCGCCGCGGCATCGCAGGTCGTGATCGCTTTAATGCGCGCCCGCTCGTTGGTTTTTACTTCTTCGTTTTCCATCGCCAGTTCCTCGGTGTCAGTATTGGCAGTCATTGATTGCGCGTCGGTGCCGTCTCCTTGACCGATGACGAGCGCCAGGGCTTCCATCGGAGATGCTACCGCATCTATGAGGCCTAACGCCAGTGCGTCGTCGGCAGAGTAGCACCGCGCTTGCGTTTCTCGCACTGCTTCGGGGGTCATCCCTCGGTTTTGTGCGACCAGCTCCACGAATTTGGCATAGGTGCCATCGACGCGGGCCTGGATATCCGCTTGCACTGCCTCGGGCAGCGGGGCGAATGGGTGGCCATCGACCTTATGGTCCCCGGCATGAATGAACGTCACCTTGACGCCCCAGTTCTCCATCATTTTACTGACGTCAAAGTGGGTCGCCACCACGCCGATAGAGCCAGCACCGCCGCTCGGGGTCACGTATATTTTGTCAGCAGATGAGGCGAACGCATAGGCCGCGCTGTAACAATTTGAATTGACGATAGCGACGGTCGGCTTGGTGCTGCGCATTCCGAACGATTCATGTGCCAGCTCGAAGTTTCCGGCCGCTTCCCCGCCGCCTGAGTTGACGTCATAGGCAATCAGCTTCACATCCGGGTCGGCCATCGCCAGATCGCGCTGACGGCGAATGAAGGTATAGCCTGTCACGTAGCCATATGACCCGCCGAAACGGTTGATCAGCATGCCGTGAACCGGAATTACCGCGATGCCGTCCGAGAAGACGAACGGTTTGTTTTGGCTCTGCTGGTCGAATCCGTAGGCGGCACATAGGGCATTACGAACCTCGATCTCACGCTCGTCCGCAGATGCCAGGGTCTCCGACGCCATCGCGGTAAACACTGACTCCAGGTTTGTAGGGGTCATGTTCGCGCCGAGCAGCGCGGGCGCATGGCTCATGTTACTGGCGGTTTGCACTGCCACTGCTTTCGTCATTCCATATCTCCTTCAAAGTGTTCAGCCTTGGCCGGCTTCTCATTGCCCGTTTGTTGGTCTGGGCGGTCCGCCTGTGTCGCGGCTTTCACGCCG